TCGAAACGGGTTGCCGGTATTCCTTCACTTCGTCAGCTTTATAGAAGCTGGCCGTCACAGCTAAGCGACGTCAAAACACAGCAACCACATAAACCAAGACCGGCATGGCGCAGAGGCAGCGCGCGGGGCTCATAACTCCGAGGTCACTCGATCGAAACGGGTTGCCGGTATTCCTTCACTTCGGTAGCTTTACAGAAGCTGCAGGGGCGCAAAGCTCCACCACCCATTAGAGGAGGGGTTCGGGGAACGTAGTTCCCCGTTGCCGGTATTCCTTCACTTCGGTAGCTTTATAGAAGCTGCAAGGGCGCAAAGCTCCACCACCCATTAGAGGAGGGGTTCGGGGAACGTAGTTCCCTGATGCCGGTATTCCTTCACTTCGTCAGCTTTACAGAAGCTGGCCGTCAAGCTGGACGTAAAAGGGAGCAACCACACAACACACTTCACCGGCATGGCGCAGAGGCAGCGCGCGGGGCTCATAACTCCGAGGTCACAGGATCGAAACCTGTTGCCGGTATTCCTTCACTTCGTCAGCTTTACAGAAGCTGGCCGTCACAGCTAAGCGACGTCAAAACACAGCAACCACACAACACACTTCACCGGCATGGCGCAGCGGCAGCGCGCCGTTTCACTTTGTGGGCTCATAACTCCGAGGTCACCACCCATTAGAGGAGGGGTTCGGGGAACTACATTCCCTGATGTCAAGCTGGACATTAAACGCAGCTGGCATTGATGTATCTCAGCGGTAGAGATGGGCTGTCGGTCCAAGGACGTGAGATCGAAACTCACCATCATTGCTATCCAATTTGCCTGCTTTGCAGAAACAGGTGGTCACATCTAAGGGACCTAAAACACAACAGGTAGACTCACGCATTCACTTAACAATCACTTAACAATATCAATCTTAACACATGATTCTAACACTTCATTGCAGGAACCGGTCTTTTTTTTTGATTCATTTTATTATTCACATATGCTTGATAATAAAATTATGTAAATTTAATGCGTGGTTTAGGAGGATTGTTGGATGAATGGTTTGCGTTATACTGCAGAAACATGAATCTGTGCAATACATAAAGATGAGCGACACAACCAGCATTGATGACTTGCCCACAGCATCGGGACAAAATGCCAACACCCAGAATCAGAACATCGTGATCCAAAAAACGGAACCCGGAGCCATGTCGTATTCCCCCAATGTTCCCGATTTAGCACCTTCGCAGCAACAACAACAACAAGGTCCGCCCCTGAACCCCAACCAGCAACCCAATCAAAAGCTCATGAACGAACTAGTGAGCGGGGTGCAGCGTGCCAGCATGACGGGGATGACCGCGCTGCCGTCCCGTGACATCCCGCGCGACACGGGCGTCATGATGCATGATCCGCAGGTGCAGCCCACTTATGTTCCGCAGCCGCAGCGCCACGTGGACTACATTCAGGACCACGAAACCAGTTCCACACTGGAGCGCGTCATGCACCAAAACACGAGAGGGTCCAATCGCGCGGACACTTTAGAAACTTTTTACGAAGAAATCCAGTCCCCGCTCATGCTGGCCATTCTCTACTTTGCGTTTCAATTGCCGGCAGTGAAGCGATACATGTTCCGGTACCTGCCGTCGGCTTTGTTTAGCGCGGACGGAAACGCCAATTTGACCGGGCTGATTGCCACAAGCGCCATGTTCGGTTTTGCGTTTTATACGGTGCAAAAAGGCATGAACCAGTTGCTGGAGTCATACTAATCGTTTTATTTTTATCTATGCGATTTATATAACTCAACGCATAACATGGCTTCACGAAGGGTGAAGCGCATTAAGCGCACAAAAAAACAAGTGCATCATGGTCCTCGCAAAACGAAACACCGTCGTCAAAGACACACGATAAGACAACGAGGTGGGATGTTAAAAGCATTTACTAAACTCGTTGCCGGTCAAAAACTTAATCCAAGAGGAGGACTTAATTATGGTGGCATTGAAGTTTTGAAAGTAGTTAGGGATGATGGTGAAGTGCGATATTACATCGGCAATAAACCGCTCAAGCAATACGCCGAGTCTTCAAACCAATATGATCGTGATTATGGAAACCTAATCACTAAAAAATTGACTGGATTATTTGTCACACCTGATAATGGCAAAATGTTTCATGATCAATTATATCTTGATCAAACTAACTTTGATAAATTTAAAGCTAAATTTCCTTCTGCCGCTCCTGCCGCGGTTGCTCCTGGCGCTGCCGCTTCTGCCGCTCCGGTTGCTTCTGGCGCTGCCGCTTCTGCCGCTCCGGTTGCTTCTGGCGCTTCTGCTTCTGGCGCTTCTGCTTCTGCCGCTTCTGCTTCTGCCGCTGAATTTGATAAAATATGTGTGATAAAATCAAATCAGGTTTCATTTCTAGGAACCCAATTCAAATGGCCAAACCATGAAATCCCATTGGAGATTAATAAATTTGATTTTGCCCAAAAAAATAAGAACCTAATCGATTGGTTGAATGAAAATATTGAAAAATTTGTATTTTTTAAAACAGAAGTTACTGTTCGCGGTATGACATCAACAACTGCTCGTGAAGAAACATATGACGCAATTTTTCTCTCAATTCATTTTAAAAAAACTAAAGAAAATTATTGTGCGTTGGCTGAATTTAAGGAAAAAGACGATTTTAATAATCCGGGACGGATTTATAATATAGATAAAACGCTATACCGCCATACTTTATTGTTTCCCAACGAACAGCCCGGAACAACTACAACGGACCAAGCGAATGTTGCCACATGTTATATAGGACGATGCAGTGATCTTCCAACAGGAATAACGTATAATGACTTTGTGAAGGTGATTGATCAATTTGTTGAATATAAAAAGGATTGCAAGGTTGATATTGCGCGAAAATTTTACAGGGATGACCCAATGGTGTTACCATTATTTGCATCTAGTGGATCTTTGTCGGAACAAATGTCCCATGTGTCACTGTCCAGAAGACCATAATCCATTTTCATTTCGTAGAATTCAATGCATTATCTTCTATCATTTGTTATAGTTTGTAAAAATGATACAGCACCTTTTAGCGAAACTTCAAATTTCAAACATGCAAGAAGAACCAAAAGACACGCATGAATCTGAACCTGCAAATGTGTCAAATGCAAGTCCAACAAACCCGGACACCAATGCAACCAACCCAACAAGTCCAACAAATACAAATCCAGCTCATTTAGACACGCCGTTCAAGTTGCCCATGGAGTATTTGCCCCAGGACCAACTGTGCCCCATTGACAAGAGCGTGTTGTCCGACTTGGAGCTCATTGAGTGCACCAAGCCGGTGAACAATGATGCGAATGAATCCAATACCACATCCAAACCCATGTACGCCCATGTGTTTCAGCCGCAGTCCGCATTTGCCAAGCGCTACCTCGGCATGTGGGCCAAGCAGTTCACCACCAGCGTGCCGCACTTGCAGGACACCCAGCGCTTCATTGCTTATGTGTCCAAAGACAAGGACTTATCATTGGACCATGGTGCCGATTTTGATAAAGTGGAAGCCATTTGGACCCGCATCAAGACCGACGCCTCCTTCCGCGACAAGTTCAACTACATTGACTACGCCCCGCTGGACATGCTGAACCGCTCACCCACGTTCCTGCAGTGCTACAGCATGTACAACCTCTTCTCGCCCTTATTATCATTTCTGATGCCCGTCATCATGCTCATCGTGCCGTTCTTCCTCTTGAAGCTGCAGGGCGTCCCCCTCACGCTGCCCACATACTTCGGCATCATAAAAATGATGTTGTCGCAGCACGCCATCGGCAAGCTCATATTTGATATGAGCTCCGTCAGCTGGGACAAGCGCATCTACATCCTGGTATCCGTCGTGTTCTACGTCGTGCAAATGTATCAAAACGTGGTATCCTGCCACCGCTTTTACCGCAACACGTTCCTCGTGCACGAGGATCTGGCTGCCATTCGCGCGTATGCCGATGCCACCATTAAGAAAATGCGCCAATTCGCGGCCCATGCGCACACATGCGGCAGCACGTTTGCCCCCTTTGTGGCCGACCTACAAAGGAACCGGGAGCAGCTGGAGCGCATGGTGGCGGCCTTAGACCGCATTGACCCGCCCGCGCTCACGGCCAAGAAGTGCCTGCAAATCGGCTACGTCATGCAGCAGTACTACGCGGTGTTTTCGGACGCGAGCGTTGCGGCGTGCATGCAGTACAGTTTCGGGTTCAACGCGTTTGCGGAGCACGTGGCGCATTTCGGTGAGCTCATTGCGTCAAATAAAGTGGCGGCGTGCGAATTTGTGGTTGAAAACAACAACGCCGAAAAGAAAGACAACAAGGACAAAAAGAAGAAAAAAGACAAGGGCAAAGAAGAAGGCAAAGAAGGCAATGACACCACCACCAATTACAGCAAAATTGTGAACGGGTATTACGTTGCGACTGCCCTAAGTGGTGAGTCTAGTGCATTGGGTCCCGTAAAGAACACGGTGTCGCTGGACAAGCGCCTGGTGATCACGGGGCCGAACGCGTCCGGCAAAACCACCATCTTGAAAATGACGATGCTGAACATCTTGTTTTCGCAGCAGCTGGGGCACGGGTTCTATGAGGCCGGCACGCGCATACGCCCCTACCATCAGCTGCACAGCTACTTGAACATTCCGGACACGTCGGGCCGCGACAGCTTGTTCCAGGCAGAGTCCCGCCGCTGCAAGGAGATTCTGGACAAACTGACTGGGGGACAACAAGAGCCCACAGGAACGACCACACATTGGGGGTGCGGGGGGCAAGGCCCCCCGGTAAGGCACTTCTGCATTTTTGATGAGCTGTATTCCGGCACAAACCCCTACGAGGCCATCGCCAGCGCATACGGTTACATCATGCACCTGACAAAACACGACAATGTGGACTTCATGCTCACCACGCACTACATCCAACTGTGCAAGCTCTTACAGCCGTGCAAGCTCTTTGAACAACAAAAACCAAATTCAGAATCAGACAAAGGAGAGAAAATCGTCACCACGAAAGAAACCAATGGAACCGGAACCAATAAAATCCGGAATTTGCACATGGACGTGGCCGACCGCGGCAACTACGATTTCAAATACTTATACGCGTTGCGCCCGGGCATTTCGGCCATCAAGGGCGGCATCAAGGTGCTGTATGACTTGCAGTATCCCGCATCCATCGTTGATGACACGCGCCGCATTTTAAGCACTCTTTGAATGAAGAAATGCATTTTATATTCACATCATATTGTAAAGACACAAGATGATGCCAACAAGAAAAGCGCCATCCAAAAGTGCAACATTATTCAAGATTGGCACCATTAAGAAAGGCAATGATGGCAACAACTGGATAATTGTGACAAATAAGAATGGAGTTCGCAGATGGCAGAACGTGACAAAAAAGGTAAAGCACGCTGCAAAAAAATCAAAGCGCACATTGGAAATGGAGTCGGATCCAACCACGGTTTGGGGCAAAAATAAACCATTGGAGGAATTCTGGCGAAGTTTAGCCTCGGGAAAAAAGGTGGTGCTCATTGAAAAAAACGGTAAGCATAAAATGGTCACCATGCCCACCGGGAAAACTAGGGGGTCCAAAATGTACAACACGTTTGACGACGACCCCAATATAGTTGCAGTGCTGTCGTCCAACCTGTCTCAGGATGCGTATGAGGTGTTTTTATATCCCAAAGCAAAAGACAACACGGTTGAATACGTGATTACAAATTATAAGAAATATTTCAAACAGATCAGACCCCTGCCTCCAGATCTCATTGAAAAAGGTGTGCCCGCGCAAAAAAAAGTGTTTTTCCCTGCTTGACGTGGAAAGTCCGTTCGTTCGTTCAGCCTCATTTTATTTATTATTTGAATGTAAGACATATTAAATAATAATTCAATTACTAAATCATAATAACATAATTGCAATGAATGGTTCGGTGTCAGGCTCTTCGTTTTCAATTGCAACCACCGTGTTTGTGAGTTTAGCAATCTGTGCGGTAATTTCTTACGGCGTGTTTTATTATTTCAAACAGCGCCTGTCGGTCATTGAGCAATCGCAAATGGAACAAGCGCGCGTGATGCAAGCAATCATTACGCGGGGGATACACGCGCAATCCCAGGGGCAGGGGCAAGTGCAAGCCCAGGGGCAAGTGCAAGCCCAGGGGCAGGAGGGGCATATGCACTCTGAATTGGGTCAATGCCCCAAAGAAATTACAATCACGCAAAATGGTCTCATTGAGGTGAGTTCCGATTCGGAATCGGAATCGGATTCGGACTCGGAATCGGAATCGGATTCGGAATCGGAATCGGAATCCGACGCTGGGTCTCAAAGTTTGGAGTCGGACAAGTGGTCAATTGGCGACGAAATTCATCAACCCGATTCATATCATGCAGAATTCAATAAAAATATGTTGATCAATGCCATTTGCATTGACAGCGGGTATGTGATTGAAAGCATCTCCATCGCGAATGATGCGAATGATGCGATTGAGTGCATTGATGACTCTAATAAAAAGATAATTTCTCTCAACAAGAGTGCATTAGGAAACGATGTAGATGCGAATGACTCTGACGATGATGGCGCGGACGATTCGTCTTCGTCGGATGATCAGGACCAGGAACCAATGCACGCGAACGTCCAGGACTTTGAATTGAAAATTGGTTACAAATCAACCCAAAACAAGGATTCCTCGGCCAAGGCAATGCATTTGAATTATGGGAACATGTCGGTGCCTGCGCTGCGCCAGCTGGCCAAGGAACGCGGGTTGGGCGGCGATGATGGCGAACTGCAAAAACTCAAAAAGAAGGACCTCATGGCGCTTCTGCAATAAATGAATGAACCGCGACTTCTTCCTAAATGTGCGGTTGGACTTATATTTTGATGATTTGGACAATGGCATGCATGCCGTTGTGCAAATCTTTTTTTTGAATGAGTGAATAATGGAATGAGTAACTGAGTGACAGAGCGTGTCAGGGTCAATGCGCGAGTTCTCCGATGACCGAAACGGCAGGGTCGTTCAGCTCAAAGTGCCGTCCAATGACGCGCACCGCAATTTCGTCACCCGCTTTTATTTTAGAGAACCGCGGGTTGGAATAGTGATGGTCGCGTGACACAAATATGATGACCGGACTCGGTTCAGGCACAATGTGCGCTTGCAGTCCGGCTTGGGTCACATTTTGCACCACGCAGGTGATGAGCATGCCCTCCACCGGGTTGCAGGCCTGATATTCATACATGGCTTCAAACGCGACCGTCCCGTGGTCGCTCAAATCCCCGGACGAATACGCCAACAGCTGGGTGGACCGGGGGCGCACATACCCCTCTATATTGCACTTGCCCTCGTGCTCGTGTGCTAAATGCTTTTCCAGCACGTCGCGAATATTGCGTCCAACCGCGGTGAACGGCAGCACAACCTTGCGAGACACCATGGTCGGAACGTAAATATCGGTGCTAATCGGATGATGGGATTGTGGTTGTTGTGGTTGTTGTGGTTGTCGTGGGTGTTGTTGGCGCGTTGTTTGATGCATGTTATGGCGCGATGTGCAATGATGAAAATACGATAGTTAATATAGATGCATATTATTATAGTTTTATTTGCTTACACCCAAATATTGTTTCATTGGGCCTTGGATTGTCGCGCGGCACTACGTAGTGCTTGCACCGGTGTTAAGAACCAGTGCTTCCCCTCTTTGCGCACGTGATTGTAACTGCGCAAGAGCAGCTCCGGCAACACGCAGAACCGCGCGGTGTTTTGATCCTTCGTGTTTTCCATTGTGTACGTTGGCACAACCTCCGGATTCAATCCGTGCATGATTTGGTTCACAATGGTGAGACGGCGCTGCTTG